TTACTACCATAGGATAAAAAATTATGCCAACACAAGGAGCTTCTATTACAGTTGCAGGAGGATTAGATTTAGTATCAAGTTCTCATGCATTATTTAGAACACCTGGTGCAGCAACTATATTAGAAAATTTTGAATCATCTACAACAGGTGGTTATAGAAGAATTAATGGTTATACTAAATGGGGTGGTTCAAATTCAGCAGCTCCTTCAGGAACTCTTACAGATGTTATTACAGGACTAACACCTTATGCAGGTGGAGTAGTAGCTTGTCAAGGTTCAGGAATCTTTTGGTCAGATGATGGTATTACTTGGCTTCAAATTAATAAAGATACTTATGTAGCTAAAACAGGAACAGTAGCAGTTAGTGCTGGTTCAGCAACAGTTACAGGAACTGGTACATCATTTACAACTGAGTTTGCTGTTAACGATAGAATTCAAATTAACTCTATTAATTATAGAGTATTATCAATTACAAGTGATACAGTATTAACATTAGATAGTAATGTACAAGCAACAGCTTCAAGTCAAGTTGTAAAAAGAAGTGGAGTTATAGGTTCTGCTTTAGCTGGTGCAACTACTATAACAAGAAACAATCAAACTAATAATCAATTTGCTACATTTGAATCAGATGGTGCTTATGGTAGTTTATATATTGTTGATGGCACAAATAAAATTGCAGAGTTTCAAGTAAGAATTGAAGGTGGTGTTAATAATTATTACTTTGAAGAATTAGCATCTCCAGCTCCTTCTAATCCTAAGATATGTGAAATATTTTCAGAAAGATTAGTAGTAGCAGGACAAACAACTTCAACAAGTACAGTAGCTTATAGTGCTAGATTAAAGCCATATGACTTTGAAGGTTCATCAGCAGGTGAAATAGATGTTGGAGATATTATTGTAGGTATTAAAGTTTTTAGAAATAGCTTAATTATATTCTGTAAAAATAGTATATTTGAGTTGACAAGTCTTGATTCTACCCCTATAATTAAATCTATAACCAAAAATATAGGTTGTGTAAATGGTAACTCAATTCAGGAGATAGGTGGAGATTTAATATTCTTAGCACCTGATGGATTAAGAACAGTTGCTGGTACAGCTAGAATTGATGATGTTGAAATTGGTTCTATTAGTAGAAAAATTTTACCTTTAATAAATAATCTATTAGCAAATATTCAACAGTTTACTATCTCTAGTATGGTTATTAGAGAAAGAAGTCAGTACAGATTATTCTATCATAAAAGTGGTCAAGGACAATCTGGACAATTAGGAATTATAGGAACTTTTAAATTTGATGCAAATGGAGTTCCTGCTTTTGAATGGAGTGAAGCAAAAGGAATGGATATAAAATTCTGTGCTTCAGAGTTAAATCCTCAGAACCAAGAAGTTAAGTTTGGTGCAAATGAGAATGGTTACATTTATGAAATAGATAAAGGTAACAATTTTGATGGAGCAAATATTAATGCTAGGTTTCAAACACCAGATATGGATTATGGTGATAATGGTTTAAGAAAAAGTCTTTACGCAGTTAAAGCAAATATTAAACCAGAAGGAACTCAACCAGATTTAAAGATGAGAATTAGATATGATTTTGAATCTACAGATGTACCTCAACCAGGTTCAGTTAATGTAGGTTCTTTAGCTTCTACTTCAAATTTTGGAAATGCAGTTTATGGAACAGCTACTTATGGTGCAGTAACATTACCAAGTAAAAGAATGATTGTAACAGGAAGTGGTTTTTCAAATAACTTTAGATTTTTTAGTAATGATACAAATGCTGCATATGCAGTTAATGGTTTATTCGTATCTTTTATAGCAGGAGGAAGAAGATAATATGGCAGGTTATGTAAGACAGAGTGCAGCAGAAATTCAAAATACTTTAACAATTGATGCAGCAGATTTAAATAATGAATTTAATGCTCTTGTATCAGCATTCAATAATGGTTCAGGAAATACAGCAGGTCATAAACATGATGGTACTGCAGCTAATGGTCCAGTTATTAGTATACTTGGTGATTCAGGTGTAGGTACTCCTTTAAATAAAATTATTATAGATTCTTCTAATAATCATTTAGAATTTAATGTTAATGTTAGTGGAAGTTCAGTAGAACAAGTTAGATTACAAGATGGTGTAATTGTACCTACTACTACTAATGATATTGATTTAGGTACTTCAACTTTACAATTTAAAGATGCTTACTTTGATGGTAATGTAACTTTAGATGGTTTAGTAATTGGAAGTGCTACAGCTATAACAGATGTTGATACAGATTTAACTGCTGTTTCAGGAAGTGACGATACAGTAGCTTCAGCTAAAGCAATTAAAACTTATGTTGATGCACAAGTAGGTGGTTCAGATTTAGATTTTTCTGGTGATAGTGGTGGTTCTCAATCAATTGATTTAGATTCACAAGCATTATCATTAACTGGTGGAACTGGTATTGATACTACTGGCTCTGCACAAACAATGACTTTTGCAATTGATACAGCAGTCGTTGTTGATAAAAATACAGCACAAACTTTAACAAACAAAACTTTAACTACTCCAACTATTGCTTCAATTACAAATGGTGGAACAGTTACAATTCCTTCTGGAGCAGATACTTTAGTTGCAAGAACATCTTCAGATACTCTTACAAATAAAATTTTATCAGCTCCAACTTTAACAAGTCCAGTTATCAATACAGCAATTAGTGGTACAGCATTTAAAGATGAAGATAATATGTCATCTAATTCTGCTACATCAGTTGCTTCACAACAATCAATTAAAGCATATGTTGATACTCAAGTAGCTACAATACCTACTGGAGATATTACTGAAGTTATAGCTGGTACAGGTTTATCAGGTGGAGGTGTATCTGGTGCAGTAACTTTAAATGCAGATGTTACAGCTACAAGTACAAATGCATTTACTAATAAAACTATTGATGCAGATGCTACTGGTAATAATATTACTAATATTGAAAATGCAAATATTAAATCAGCAGCAGCTATTGATGCAACTAAAATTGCAGATGGTTCTGTTACAAGTGCAGAGTTTCAATATATTAATTCTTTATCAAGTAATGCACAAACTCAAATAGATTTAAAAGCTCCTTTAGCTTCTCCAGCTTTAACTGGAAACCCTACAGCTCCTACTCAATCAGCAGGAAATAATTCAACTAGAATTGCAACTACAGCTTATGTAGATAATTCTCAAGCTGCTAGAGACCAATTAAGTGAAATGACAGATGTTACACTTTCTGGTTTAGCAGATGCTAATTATTTTATATATGATAACTCAGCAAGTAAATGGAAAAACAAAGCTATAAGTGGTGCAATAACTTCTAATAAAGAAGGTATTACAACATTAGCTTCAGCAATTGATGCTACTAAGATAGCTGATGGGTCAGTAACAAGTACAGAATTTCAATATATTAATAGCTTATCATCTAATGCTCAAACTCAATTAGATGCTAAACAAGCTACTATTGATGCATCTAATAGATTAAATGCTAATCTAATACATGATGGTTCAGTAGATAATACAGAATTTGGATATTTGAATGGTGTAACTTCTGCTATTCAAACTCAAATAGATACAAAAGCTGGTGCAGGTTTTGCTGTAGCAATGGCAATTGCACTTTAATTTGTGTTGACAATAAGATAAAAAAATGTTATAATTAGGATAATTCTATGGCACAAGATTTCGAAAATACTTTAAAAAGAAACATTTCAAACAACTCAGGTTCGGCTACAGAACTAAGAGCTGCAGCTAATTCTGATGATGCAATCATAGGTATTAGATGTGCAAACACTTCTGGTACTTCTGTGAATGTAACTGTGTATGTTAAGAATGGTAGTGACATTACTCACATTATTAAAAATGCACCAATCCCTACAGGTGGTTCATTAGAATTAATTGATGGTGGCTCTAAAGTTGTATTACAGAGTGGAGATTCAGTTGAAGCTTATGCTTCAGCAGCTTCATCTATTGATATAATTACAAGTGTTGTAGATACTATCTCAGCATAATAAGGAAATAATATACTATGGCATATGTTGGAAGACCTCCTGCAAACGCAGCTTTAACAGCAGCAGATTTAGAAAATGGTATTGTC